GTAGAGCCGCGCGTCGGACTCGGCCAGGTCGCGCAGGGTGGCGCGGAGTTGATCAGCGATGACGCCCATGGGTGGTGGTGTGGGGGACTCGCCCACTGTGCGCCAGATCGTCACGCCGTAGCGCATGCCGGCCGGTGGTGCAGGCGTACCAAAATCGGCCAGACCGACTGCGGCGCAACGGGTCTGGCCGGGCTGTGCCGGTGACGTAGTGGCACACATAAGCGGAAACTGGCACACGACTGGCACAGCGAAATTGGCACAAGGGCCCGAATTGGCGGCTGATTGTGTGCCCTGTTGATACCGAATCAGGCCGAGTAGGCCAGGCGTACTACCGCCGAGATACATTGCGGCGACTGGGGTTTGGGCGAAGTAGTACGGGCGATCTTGTGAGAAACGCGATTTCCACAGGGGGTGTGACAGTCGCCGTTACATCGCGTCATAAATCGGCTTGAGCGTTTGTACTACAGGCCCAGACCCACTGCGCTGTAACGGGTCTGGGTGATAAGTAGTTCAGCCGTACTGCTCAGGCGGCGACGGGCTGTGGGTACAGCCGTACCACCAGCCGCTCCAGCGCCTCGCGGGCGGCCTGCAGCGTGGCGCTGATCGGTGCGACGGCCGGTACCGGCTGCTGCGGGAGCACAGCGCAGGAGCGCTCGCTGATGGTGTGCAGCGCCTGGCGGGTGGCGCGACCGGCCCGGTAGCACCAGGCGGCAGCGGCGAGCGTCGCGAGCAGGGTCAGCAGCGCGGCGTCGCGGGCCTGCTGCCGGCGTGCCCAGCACCAGCGGGCGGCGGCCTCGATGGCCAACAGGACGCGGGCGATGGTGTCGAGCACCTGGCGGCGGTGGGCGTAGGCGAAGTGGGCGGCAGCAGCGGCGCCGGTGGCAATGGCGCGCAGGATCTTGAGCGCCGTGTTGGCGGTGGTGGTCATGGTGGTGAATGCTGTTGATGCCAGCCGGAGCGCTCAGGCTCAACGGGTGACAGCGCCACCATAGCCGATCAGCGTGTAACCGGCCTGACGCCGAGCACCTCCACCGTGGGATGTAGCTGTCGATAGAGCCAGCCCGCGGCATAGGCGCTGCGGGCGGTGATCACCTCATCGCGGGTGCGGCAGGCATCGAGCCGAATCGTCACCCACCAGCAGGGCATGGGGCTAGGGCTGCTGTGGGCAGTTTGGGGATGGGAGTGGCAGGGCGGTGGCGGGAAGCCAGTGCGTTGGAGGTACAAAGCCCTCTTGTTCCTCTTCAGTAAAGAGTTGCCAGTTAGCTCCCCCGATCACAGTCTCAAAAGAGAAATACCAACACCTCCCCTCCACATCGCAGTCATCCGCCCCCGGCAGCCGGTCGCTCACCGGGATGGGTGTGATGGCGGGGCGGCCCCAGCGGGCGAGGGCAGCCCGCATTGACTGAGTGGGCTCGCCGTCGTATTCAGCCGCGAGGTCGTACAACTCCTCATCTGTCGGCCCCACCGGCTCCGGCTGGGCCAGGGCGGTGGCATTGAGCGCGGCAATCACATCCTCAATGGGCTGCATCACGCCGTCTTTCAGGATGGCTGCACCGTCCCCGCAGATGCCTTCGGTCCAGATAGGGCGCTCCACCGGCTCGGGCTGGGCCAGGGCGGCGCGGGCGCGGTCAATGGCGATCGCAAAGGAGATCAGGTCGGGATCTCCTGAAGCCGCATCCCATTCGTCAATCAGCGATTCGCAGAGCGCTTTCCAGTCGGTGGTCATGGCGTGTCGGTGGTGGTGGGTCGGCAGCGTCGGTGCTCAGCAATCCAGGCATCAGATTGCTTGACCAGTTGCGAAATGGGCATCGGCAGCTGCACCAGCTGCTCAGCGCCGCAGTGGAGGCATTGGAACCGATTGGGCTGGCGGCTGTAGTCAAGGACGCAGTGATCAGCCACGCTGCCTCCCCTCCACGATCGCCAGCCCCCGGCGCAGGTAGCCGTAGTTGCGGACGTGGCTCACGCCAGTGACGGCGCCACACAGGTGGCAGGTGCCTTCCCAGCAGGTGCAGTCGCCCTGCAGCGGCCGGCCCCAGGCGCAGCCGCAGGGGTCGCAGACGTGGGCGGCGCTCCAGAGCTGGGCGAGGGTGGGGTGGTCGATCATGGCTGCGGCTCCCGGCCCCGCATCGCCGCCTGCGCATACCCGGCAACGTCCTCCCAGTGCTGGTGGTCGTGCGGGTCGGCGCCGGACAGGATGCGGGCGATCTTGTGGCAGATCATGTCGAGGGCTTCGCGCTCGCCCGGGGTGAGGCGCGGCCAGTTGCTGCCGCCGTAGCGCATGGCGCCCTTCATGTTCTGCGCCAGCTGGCCCACGGCTTCCATGCCGCCGTGCTGGTGGTCTCTGTTCGGGATGCTCATGCCGGCTCCGGGTCAGTGTTCTGGTTCCACACCGCAGCACGCCGCTCCGCCCCGCAGCTGGGGCAGCGGTTGACGCGCCAGAGGGTGCCACCGGCAGGGATGCTGGGCATGGCGAAGCAGCCGGGTTCATCGGCGAACTGAAGCCACTCCAAGCCAGGCCGCGGCAGCGGCCAGACGTCGCAGCAGTCGGGGGTGGTGGGGGTCATGCCGGCTCCTGCGTGGTGGGGCGCAGTTCGATCACCTCGGCGGTGGGCTGCGACAGCAGCCACGCTGCAGCGGACTGGTGGCCGGCGTGGTTCAGCTCTGCGGCCAGGTAGCGCAGCAGGTCGCGGATGCACTCGTCGTGGCCCTGGCCATCGCGGGCGGTAGTCAGGTAGTGCGTGCTGCAGCGGGTGGGGAGTGTGGTCATGGTCATCACGCAGCAACCGGCTGCTTGCGGCGGCCCTTCGGCCGGTGTTGTTGCTCGGGCAGCACCTGCCCCTTGATGCGGGCATAGCGGGCGTTCAGTGCCGCCCACACCTCGCGGTCCTTGAACTGGAAATGCACCGTGCCTTTCTTGTAGGGACGGAAGCGGAAGAAGCCCCAGTCGTACCACTCGCCCGGCCAGTATTCGTTGGCGGTGATGCCTTCCGGTGTGCCGACCTCCTCGAAGGCGCGGCCGGTGATGAAACACAGCGCCTTGATCAGGTCGCGGATCTCATCCCACCGCGGCCCGTAGGTCTGGATCCGCACGAAGCCCCGGCCGCTGTAGGCCAGCTCCGCCAGGTGGTCGCTGATGAAGCGTTCGTTGAGCATGTAGCCGCTGTTCGTGGCCCAGCCCTCCACGCCGTAGTGGTTGTCCTTGGTGTACTTCGTCAGGCTGTCGATGGCTTCCTCCACCGCTCGGTCGATCCGCTGCTCCTGGGTGCCGGCGACGATCTGCAGCATCCGGTAGATGTTCCGCTCGGTGAACGGGATCCGGCTCTGCTGCTCGACAAAACGGTTGATGTCCTTGGCCAGCTGGCTGGTGGCCATGCCCTGCGGCAGGAACTCCGCAAAGACGTGCTGCCAGGCCTGCTTCTGCAGATCCTTGCGGAACCGGTTGCGCGTGACGGCCTGGCCCTCGATCGTGACCTGCAGGCCCAGATCCTTGCCGAAGAACCCGTCGAGCACGTTGCGCAGTCGCACACCAGCTGCCACCTGCTCGTCGAAGATGCGGCACGCCTCGACATAGCGGTTCACGATGTCGCGGCTGCGGCGGTAGGGGATCAGGCCGTGGCCCTGGGCCTCGATGTCGTCAGCGCCCAGGAAGAAGCCGTCGAACTCGTCGGCGCCAACGCGGGCGCCGGGCTTCGTCAGGCGCACCAGGCCGATGGGGACCTGGGTGGTGCGCTCGGCGTCGGTGAACACCGGGCCGAGGTTCTCCTTGCTGCCGTAGCCGTCAATCAGCTTCGCGACCTGTGCCTGCTTGCTGGTGGCCCGCCACGGATCGAGCGTCTTCCAGTTGCACAGGCTCACGATCTCGCAGCCGGGTGGCGCCACCTGCCAGGCATGCAGGATGTGATCCTCGTCCGCGCTGAACGGTGGGTTCATCACGATCGCGTCGACGTGGCTGACTTGCTCGGCCGTCACCGTGAGCCAGTCCGCAGCGATCAGGCGGCTGCCGGCGATGGCGGCAAGGATCGCGCGCAGCTCGGGCTCCGGCTCGGCGGTGAGCACATCAGCGGCACCACGGGCCAGGCACTCGCGCACCAGGTTGCCGCTGCCAGCGCTGGGTTCCAGGACGACGCGGCCGCGGAGATCGATCGGGTCAAGCAGCTGGGCGGCGACCTCTGGCGGGGTGGGGTAGAAGTCGGGGCCGAAGATGGTCATGCGGTCACCTCCAGCTGCAGCACCCTGGCCAGCGGGATCGCTGCCACCTGCGGCACCACGGCATTGCCTAGCGCTCGGAGACGGTCCAGTCCGCTGGGTATCCCATCAGAGCCTCGGCATAGCTTGGGTGTACCAGCGGCGGGTCCGTCTCGCAGCGCCTCAAACTCTCGGAGGTTCTGACTCCGCGCCAATGCTGGCTGCCAATGAATCGGTTTTTCGGTGCGCCCTTCCATTCGGTAGCTGTCGGGGTAGGAAACAGCCCACCAGCGATTGCGAACGTGCCAAGCTCCAAGATCGGCAGCTGATACGCATGCCCACTCGCAAGCACGCCCATTGTTGGCCAGCTCTCCGAGAACTGTTGCCAACCCGTCAGAACAGATGCCTGCGACGTTCTCCATGACGATGTATCGGGCTCCCACTTCGCGAACCACTCGGAGCAGTTCGTAAAACAGGCCGGAACGGGTCCCCAGTCCAATACCAGCACGTTTGCCGGCGATCGAGACGTCTTGGCATGGAAACCCTCCACACACAACATCAGCTGATCCGGGCTTTGGGTGGAAGGTGCAGATGTCATCGTGAATCGGTACATCGGGCCAGTGTTTGTGCAGGATGCGCTGGCAGTAGATGTCGCGTTCCACGAACTGAACGGTTCGGAATCCACCGAGCCAGCGAGCGGCCAATGAGAAGCCGCCGATGCCACTGAAGGTGTCAAGCAGGCGGAGTGTCACGCCACCACCTCCCGCCACTGCAGCCGCAGCGCTTCCCACCGCTCGCGTGGTGATGGGCGCTCCTGTCGATGCTGACGGCGGGGATGCTGCACCGGCTCAGGCAGCACCGGAGCAGTAGCCAACCGCGGGGCCAGCCAGAAGCCATCGCGGCCGCCTTGCCATCCCTGGACAGACCAGTGGGTCAGGCGATCGATTGCCGCCAGGCGGCGGCTCACCTGCGATTGGCTGCAGCCCCACAGCTCTTGCAGGCCGCTGGTGGTGAGCATCCCCGGCGCCAGGTCCAGCTCTTGCAGCTCCAGTAGGTCGACGATCGCCCGGTCGACGCTGATGTGCCGGGCGTGGGTGGAGCGGAGGTTGTGGATCACGCCACCCTCCCCGGCGCTGCCGATCGCCGCAGCCGGTCGATGCAGGCCGGCAGGTCGTCGCCGGTGATGCCTTCCCTGCGCAT